GCATTTTGTACCGTTAACACGCTAATATTAGCGTGTGTCGGGTGTAAACTCAAAATTTATTAAAAAAGAGGTTAAAATTATGCTATCAAATGAAATTGCAAATGCTATAAGAAATGAATTACAGGGTAATATCAATTGCATTAAGTGGACACGATTTAGGACAACTAATGCATATTTAGGTGATTTTTATACTGTGACTGTTAACGGTCAGGAATATACAGTATTACCGTACCGTTCATATGAAACTGTTGTAGCTTTTAGTTATTTGTTAGGTTTTTATGAAGTCGGTAAGTATTCACGCACTACTTCAAAACAGGTTACTCAAATATACAACGAGTTTTATCCACATTCTTTATTACCACGGCATTTTGTACCGTTAACACGCTAATATTAGCGTGTGTCGGGTGTAAACTCAAAAAATTATTTAAAAAAGAGGTTAAAATTATGAAAGTTTATTATGAAAAATCTTTATGGGATTTCCGTGAGGAGTGCCGTTCAGATGTTAAGGAAGTTATTGAGAAACTCTACGAAATGGGCAAACTTGACGAATTAGAAGCGGAACTAAATAGTGAATACATTGACGGAATTTCTGATACAGATTTACACGATTTATTCATTTTCGATTTTGACTATGTTTTGTCACTAATTGGAATGGATGAAGAGGAATTTTATGTTGAGAATGAAGAGGAATAACCTCTTCGTTCTCAAGGTGTCGGGTGCAAACTCAAAATTTTATTAAAAAAGAGGTAACAAATATGAAATCATTATCAGAATTAAGAAAAATGGTAACAAGTGCATTAGAAAGCACAGTGCTATTTGAAGTGGAAACGAATACTGACACTGACGGGGGGTGGTATTTTAATCATTTGGATGAAGCATATATCCACCTATCGGGAGTACTTAAAGCACAGACAAATACAAATTTATTTGAATGTGACGATTTTTGCCAAAATCGACTATATTCGTCTTTCAATCCACTTTGTTGACAAGCCCACAGAAATATTACCAGTTGTTCAGTACACACGAAAAAGTGATACTGAATTTATCGAAACCGAATTGCTCTAAGTATTAAGTACAAAAAAGGGTACAGAATAAACACTGTACCCTTGCGTGTCGGGTGTAAACTCAAAAATATTAAAAAAGAGGTTAAAAATTATGAAAAATTATGAAGTATATTATCGCAGGCTTGGGTGTCCTAACGGAATTATTTATCACAAGGTAATTGAAGCACCAAATTTTGAATTAGCTGAAATGGAAGCATATATCGAAATAGGCGAAAATTATGTCATTCTTAATATTATTGAAGTATAATACACAAAAAGGGTACAGAATAATTCCTGTACCCTCGTGTCGGGTGTAAACTCAAAATATTATTAAAAAAGAGGTAAAAACTATGCGTAAAGAAAAATTAATCACAAGAACAATTACAGTTACAACAGCCGAATTTATGTGTATTGACACTGAAACAGCAAATGTTGAAGTTATTACCGCACAATTAATAGGCAAGGTTGATAATGCAACAGCTTTAAAGATGTACAAAAGTATTGCTGAAACTGAAACTTTTAAGGTTGTAGCTTGTCAATCAATCAGCTATACCGAACAGCTTTACGGTATGACTGAAAGAGAATTTATTGAACACGCAAAAATTCTACCACCACGCAAAGCAACAGAAACAGAAGAGAATGAGAGTGCAGGAGATTAATTCCTGCACCCTCACGGTGTCGGGTGTAAACCTAAAAATCAAAAAAAGGAGTGCTAATATGAGTAAAAAATCTTTGAAAGTCACTGAATGTAAGGGTGAGGGACAAGGCTCTTGCAAGATGTGTACCGATAACGGCAAATGGAATAGAAGCTGGATGTGCTTTCTATATAAGATAGAGGGCTATGAGGGTTGTTACTGTTCAGATTGCGTTAAGAAAATTGTTCAGAGTAATTCAGAAAAAGAGGAGTGACTATTTTGTTAAGGCGAAAGAATGTACTTCTGACATTTATTTGTGCCATAATGATTTCAGCATTTGCACTGTTATTGTGTTCCTGTCAATCTAAAACAACATCAAATAACATTGATAATATGTTTGTGGAAGTAGGTCGAAGCACGCAATATCCAAATGTAACGATATTGGTTGATAGAGATACGAAAGTAATGTATTCAATGTCAAAATATGATCGTAATGCTGGAATTTTGACTTTACTTGTAAATGCTGACGGCACGCCAAAAATTTGGAAAGATAGTAATTAAAATTAAACTATCAATAAATCACAAAAGAGGGTACAGAGTAATAACCTGTACCCTGTGTTGGGTGTAAAATGATTATAAACAAAAAAGGAGTAAGCTAATATGGGAAGAAAAGCAAGAGTACATTATATGACAGTGCTTAGTCTTGAGGGCTATGGCATTGAAATTTACAAAAATGGCAAGTGGGGGTTATTTGCGTTTTACCCTGATGTGAACGGATATATTCATACAGCAATAATTATCACTCTTTCAGTTCTTAAAGACGAGGGGTATGAAGTTAGTTATGACACACTGCTTAATACAAAAGGAGATGACGAAAAATGATTACAATTCGCTCAACTAATTACACATCAAAAGAAAAGCAAATTTTAGCAGACGGTTTAAAAAATTTCTTTTTAATAGGTTCTTGCGAAAATAATAAATGTTCAGAGTGTGAAATCAGAACACTTTGCTCTGACATAAAATTAGCACACGCTTACGCTTTAAAGGTGATTGAGAAAGGAAAGCAGGATGAATAATCTAACCTTTGATACATCTAACTATTCAGAATATGAAAAGAAAATTTTGCACACTATGATTGATAAAATTTTTCCGCTAATTGGTTATGAATGTGACTTCAATGAGTGTAAAAAATGTTCAATCGAACACCTGTGTAATGATGTAACTAATGCCCTTAAAGTGTTGTCAGAAAACTGATTTATTTTGAAATTTTACTCAAAAAATATCGAAAAAAGTATTGACAACCTGCCAGTAATATGATATAATTAATTATAACCTCAAATAGAGGTCTACACCCCCTCAAACATATGAAATTAGAGGGCGACCACTGCTGTTGCCCTCTATATGGTAAATCTACAGTTAGCTTTGTTGGGTGCAACTCCCGAATTTACCTAATCAAACACACATTCAAAACTAAAACAGCAAAAAGGAGTGAAAAAATTATGGCAAGAACCCCACAGGTAACTCGTACCATTAAAACAACTAATGTAAATGTCCTCTGTTTAGACATTGTAAACGGCGAACCTTTCAATGAGCAGGTAACGCTTCCTCGTACTTATAAAGACGAAAAAGCTATGCTCAAAGAAGTTAAAAAGGTTATCAACAATGATACACAGAAAGCTGTTCACATTGTTGGCTTTACTGTTGAAGAAAAGCTGTATGGTATGAGTGAACAGAAATTTATTGCAACGGCTGACGAACTTCCGCCTCGTAAAGATTACGGCAAGATTTGTGACTAAGTAACCGAAGCAACAGAAGAAAACAACTAAAACTAAAATTACAAGGAGTGCTAAATTATGCAGAAAGATTACGAAGTAAAAATCAATTCAGTATCAAAGGAACTTACGGCAAGAGAGCGTGTTATGTTGAAAGACACAAGAAACGCTATTAAACTTGACGAAGCAGTCAATGTCACACCGCTTGTCATTTCTCCAGATTACTACGCTGTACTTGATATACACAATGAAAAGTCAAAAGAGGACAAAGATTTTCAGTGTTACATTGTAGTTGACACAGCAGGAAACAAGTATGTAACAGGTTCGACTTCATTCTTTGAAGCCTTTACAGAAATCGTTGAAGAAATGAGCGGTACGGGTGAAGATTATGAGATTGAGATTTACAAACTCGACAGTAAAAACTACAAAGGCAAGCAGTTTATTACCTGCTCAATAGTATAATTTACTACATTATACCCCACCGTTTTTTATAGCGGTGGGGAATTGCTATTTATGGGGGTTTAGAAAAAATGAAAAGAAAGTCAACTCAAAAATTAACAACTAATCAAATGGCATTTAAAAAAGAATTATATCGAATAAAGAGATTTATTCGTAATGCCAGAAAAAGAGGTTACGAATTTGACGATAATGTTTTACCAAAACAACCTAAGCGTATAACACGCAAAAAGTTAGAGGAAATAAAAAATATTAAACCGTCTAATTTATACGATAAAGCTGTTTATTATGATAAAATTTCACAAGAAACTTTTACAGGTCAGCAGGGCAGAAAAATAGAGCGTTATCGTGCAAATTTAAAAGCTAAAGAAACACGACAAAAAAATAAAGAAATTAAAATCAATCCTGTAAAAATTGGTGAAACAAAAGAAAAGAAATCTGCACAATCAAGGCAAAAGAAAACTAAGGAAAAACCTGCTGAAACAAAAGAAAAGAAATCAGTAGATAAAAAGCCCACTCAATCAAAGCAAAAAGCACCAAATAAAAAACCTGCTGAAACAAAAGAAAAGAAACAAATTACAAACGATAGTGACACAGGCAGTGGTACAGAGTATTATCCCACTGTTGATGTGATTGATGAAATCGGAGAGCGGTTAGTAAACATTGATTATGTTATGAAAAAATTAACTGATGATGAACCCGATGAAGATTACAGATATATTTGGAAAAGAAAATCAACAGTAAGTGATTATTCGCCAGCTTATTTTTATTCCAGCATTTGGCTTAATACAATACAAAAATATGAAGAACAAAACGCATTAAGTGAATTGGAACAATATGCCAAAGATAATGCACTTGAAATTACAAACTGTATTGATGTTGTATATTGGGCAAGTAGTAAAGAAGAAGAGGGAAACTGGCAACGGTTAAGTTCAAAATTAGTTATCCTGCTTAAAGGTGGAGAAATACCTACTTTAAAAGAAGCACAGGAACTTGGAGAATTACAAGAACAGAATGAATTGGTGTCTGATAGTTATGAGGATTAGAAAATTCAAAACTTTTGCTTGTGACTTTGAAACAACAGTTTATAAAGGTCAACAGAACACAGAAGTATGGAGTTCTGCGTGCGTAGAATTAAATACAGAAGATGTTAAAATTTTTCATTCGATTGAAGAACAATTCAACTACTTTACTTCTTTAAATTGCAATGTGTGTGGATATTACCACAACCTAAAATTTGACGGCTCTTTTTGGCTTTCATATTTGTTAATTGATTTAGGTTATGAACAAGCATATGATGATTTAAGCGGTGACGGTGTACTTGTTCAATGGCAAGACACTAAAGAAATGAAAAATAAAACATTTAAATATTCGATTTCAGAAATGGGACAATGGTATTATATAATTATCAAAGTTAATAACCATATAATAGAGTTAAGAGATAGCTTAAAATTATTACCATTTAGTTTAAGACGAATTGGTAAAAGTTTTAAAACTAAACACCAAAAGCTGGAAATGGAATACACAGGATTTAGGTATGCTGGCTGTCCAATTACTGATGAAGAAAAAAAATACATTGCTAATGATGTTCTCGTATTAAAAGAAGCATTAGAAATTATTTTTTCAGAGGGGCACAATAAATTAACTATTGGCTCTTGTTGTTTAGCTGAATATAAAAAAATAACAGGACAAAATAAATATGATGAAATGTTCCCCGATTTATACAAAAATGAATTAGATACCACTGTACACAAATATAAAAATGAGGGCGAATGGGTAAGGCGTTCATATAGAGGTGGATGGTGCTATTTAGTAAAGGGTAAAGAAAACAAAATTTATAACAATGGTACTACTGCTGATGTAAACTCCCTCTATCCCTCTATGATGTCAAGTGAAAGTGGAAATCGTTATCCAATAGGTGAGCCAACATTTTGGACTGGTAATTATATCCCGAATGAAGCATTATTCCCCGATAAATATTATTTTGTTAGAGTGAAAACAAGATTTTATATAAAGACAGGATATTTACCATTTATACAATTAAAAGGTAATTTACTTTATAAAAGTAATGAGTGCTTAGCTTCTTCTGATTATTTTGATACCAAAACTAATAAATATTATACGCATTATTATAATCGAGAAAAACAACTTTGTGATACAAGAGTTGAAATGACATTAACAATGACAGATTATGAACTAATCAAAGAACATTATGAGTTAGTTGACTTTGAAATCTTAGACGGCTGTTATTTTAATTCTGCTATCGGTATTTTTGACAGATATATTGAAAAATATAAAAAAATAAAATTAGAAAGCAAAGGGGCAAAGCGTGAATTGGCTAAACTATTTTTAAATAACCTATACGGCAAAATGGCAAGTAACACAGATAGTAGTTTTAAGGTTGCATATGTAAAAGAAGATAAATCATTAGGGTTTATTTCTGTGTGTGAGGACAACAAAAAAGCAGGATATATTCCAGTCGGGAGTGCAATTACTTCATATGCAAGAAATTTTACTATTAGAACAGCACAAAAAAATTATTATGGTGTGGATAAATGCGGTTTTATTTATGCCGACACTGACAGTATTCATTGTGATTTACCTGCTGAAAAAATAAAAGGTATTAAGGTAGATGATAAAAACTTTTGCTGTTGGAAATTGGAAGCAAGTTGGGATAAAGCTATTTTTGTAAGACAGAAAACATACATAGAGCGTGTTATAGCTGAAAATTTAAAGCCTATTGATACACCATACTATAATGTTAAGTGTGCAGGTATGCCCGAAAAATGCAAAAATTTATTCATTAAATCAATGACTGATAATGTAATAAAAGAGGGTGAAAAATACACAGACGAAGAAAAAGAATTTTTATCAGTAAAGCGTGATTTAACAGACTTTAAAGTTGGGCTAATAGTTCCCTCTAAACTTCTTCCGAAAAGAATTAGAGGGGGTGTACTATTAGTAGATACCACTTATCAAATGAGATAAAGTTAAAACCCTATGCAAAAAAAGCATAGGGTTTTTATATCATTAAAGTATGCAATAAAAAAGCGGTCAGCGAAACCGAATAATAGTGCTGGCAGTATATTCCAACTGTGCTATCCAGCCTTATTCAGAATTATTTACACACTCTGATACCTAATAAGATAAGGATTTTAATATAACTTCTTTACAAGTTAAGTCTTTAAATCTGAAACAACCTCTTTCAAAATAATACCTTAAATTCGACAAGAAAATATCATTCTTTTTTAGCATTACATAATTAATATTATGGTCGGCTGTTGTGATTGCTAACTTTGTTGGGTAAGACATATCAGCCTTATCATCACAGTAAATAATTCCCTCGTCTGCAAATTCACGAACAGCATACTCTTTATTTTTATATTTTAAAGTCGCTAAATATCGTGATTTACCTATGGGCTTTTCAATAAATGCTTGGTTATCATTAAGGTACACATTTTCGCTTGCGTAAGCAACATATTTATTACTTGAAAATGCTCTATTAAAAGCACTTTCTCGTTGTGCTATGCTGGCACTTTCAACATAACCCTGTTCCATAACAAAACCGTCACCCTTTAAAAATTTTGTGTCAGATTTTAACCGAGTTGATATTCCTAATTGTACATAATATGGGTTTAAAATTGAAACAGGATTACCAAGCATATAAATCGGTAAGTATTTTGACTGTTCTCCTTGACCTCTTGCAAGTGAAGTGTGAATTGAAATTAGCTTCTCAACTTCATTAGCACAATAGTGATTTGTTTCAGACTGAAATTCATCGAATATTAGCCTTTTGACATCTGACAATAAATGCGAATATTTTTTCAACTGGTCGGCACTGTTTAATGAAATAGCATAACCACAGCTTTTTCCGCCCTTTTCAGTATCTTCTCCCTTATTACACAAAAATAATTCGTGATAGATACCTCGTGCCCTACGCTCTGAACGCATAACTAAATTTGGAAAAAATAATGAGCTAATATCTTTAAAAAATTTATCAGCAATACCGTCAAGTTCATAATTGTACCGATAAAGCAGTCCGAATTTTTCTTGCTTTTCAGTAAATTTTTTAGTACATAGCCTGCCAAAATATGTTGTCTTTCCGCCTGTTCTATTCGTAGTGCATAAATATATTTCAGGTGTTTTACCATTTAGGTCTTTTAATGACAGCAATTTAGTACCATTATAGTATTCAATCATTAAAATAATTCGCCTCTCTGTTAGTACAATATTTTATCTTATTTGATAAATTCAATCAATTTTATCCTAATTAATTATACCATATCTATTGCAATTTGTCAATAATTGTGATATAATTAATAATACAGAAAGGTGGTGATTTATCTATGGCAATTTACATTGTAACATTGTGCTTTATTTTATTTGACATTGTGACAGGCATTATTAAAGCCCTTTACAATAAAAAATTAAACAGTACAGCGTTGCGAAAGGGTTTATTTCACAAACTGGCAGAAGTTATTGCAATTTTTGGTACAGGTTTATTGGAATATGGTAGCCATTATGTGAATATTGGCGTAAGCATACCATTGCTTGGTGTGGTGTCAGCTTATATTTGCGTTATGGAATTAATAAGCTGTATGGAAAATCTTGCAGAAGTAAACCCTGTTTTGGGAAAATTATTTAAACCATATCTTGAAAAATTAAAACAAAAAGAGGACGAAGAAAAAATGAAGTAAAAAACATAATCAATTATAGGAGAGTTACTTATGGAAAAGTACAGAAAAAAGCCTGTTATAATTGAAGCAGAACAAACTGATAAGGAAATCATTATTCATACCCTTGAGGGTGATATGATAGCAAGTATCGGTGATTACATTATCACAGGTGTAAATGGCGAAAAATATCCGTGTAAGCCCGATATTTTTCATAAAACATATGAGAAAGTCAAAGAGGATGACGAAAATGCTAAAGACATTTAAGGGAATTGATGTATCTGTTTGGCAAGGCTCTATTAACTTTGAAAAGGTTAAATTAAATGGCATTGATTTTGTAATTATTAAAGCTGGTGGCTCTGATGATGGTTTCTATACAGACAGTTGTTTTGAAATCAACTACACCAATGCTAAAAAGGCAGGTCTTAAAATCGGTTGTTATTACATTGTTGGAAGTGATTTTGATACAATCGAAAAAGGAACAAAAAATGCTGAACACTTTGCAAAAATTATCAAAGGAAAAAGTTTTGATTATCCAATTTTTCTTGACCTTGAATTAACATTACCCTCACAGAAATATGGTGCTACAACAGCCAGTATTGCTTTTTGTGATTATCTTATAAATCGTGAATATTATGTGGGTATTTATGCTTCGGCAATATCGGGATTTGAAGATAGGCTTGATATTACTCGCTTAGGAAAATATGACAAGTGGGTAGCACAGTATGATTTTGAAAAACCTACTTATCCCCCGAATTGTAAAATTTGGCAGTATTCAAGCACAGGAAGAATAGACGGCATTAATTGCAATGTAGATATGAATATCTCATATTGCGATTATCCCTCAATTATAAAAAATTCAACAATTTCAACAAATGTTTCAACATTTGTTAAAGATATTCAAAATTGGCTAAACGCTAACTATAAAAGTAATTTAATAGCTGACGGTGTTTTGAGTGACTTCACAGAGAAAGCATTAGTTAAAGCGTTACAAACTGAAATTAACAAACAGTATAACTCTAATCTTGTTATTGACGGTATTTTTGGAGATAAAACTAAAACTGAAATATGCAATATTTTTAATGCCACAAAAGATAATATGACTAAAATCTTGCAAGGGTTACTTATTTGTAATGAACATTCGACAAACATTTCAGCACCTGTTAATTTAGATATTGAAGCTGTACAAAAGTGGTTAAATGTTAATTATAAAAGTGATTTAATAGTTGACGGAATTTTCGGGAACTTAACAAAGAAAGCATTAGTTGCTTCATTACAACTTGAACTTAACAAGCAGTATAATGCTGACCTTGTTATTGACGGCATTTTCGGAGATAAAACTAAGTCTGAAATATGCAATGTTTCTTTTGGTGCAACTGGTAATATAACTAAAATTTTGCAAGGTTTACTTATTTGTAACGGATATTCAACAAATGGATTTGACGGTATTTTTGGGATTGGCACGGATTGTGCTGTTAAAAGTTATCAGTCAAAACAGGGTTTAATTGCTGACGGCATTGCAGGAGAAGAAACTTTCTTTTCTTTGTGTAAATAAAAAGTTATTAAAAATATAAGGAGTGATAATATGCCCATATTAAAGCGTGATGAATTTTTTGAAAGAATACACAATCGTGTCGGAACAGATAATTCTGACGAAGCCATTAGCTTCATTGAGGATATGTCAGACACATATAACGCACTTGAAGAGCGTGCAAATGGTGACGGCACTGACTGGGAAAAAAAGTACCACGAACTTGATGAAAGTTGGAAAAAGAAATACGCACACCGTTTCTTTTCGGGAAGCGTAAATTATCCGCCTGCTGAAACCGAAGAAAAAGAAAAAGACAGTTCATCACTTACAGTTGATGATTTGTTTGAATAATCAAATTAAAGAGAGGAGTAATAAAATATGGCTACTATTCCAAAAACAAAGACATTAACAAAAAACTCGGTTGACATTTTAAATGCAATCAGAAATGGTGCAAGTACAAATTACAGAGATTATGTTCCACAGGCTGAAAATTCGCTTGCTTCTATCAAGGAAATTGGTGGAATTATTATGCAATTTCCAGCGTTACAGAACGAATTTCTTTCCGCACTTATCAATCGTATCGGCAGGGTTATGATTACCTCAAAAATGTATTCAAATCCTTGGACTGTTTTTAAACAGGGTGTACTTGAATTTGGCGAAACAATCGAAGAAATTTTCGTAAACATTGCAAAGCCTTTTGAGTACGATGTTGAAACTTCTGAAAGCAAGGTATTTGCACGAGAAATTCCTGATGTTCGCTCGGCATTTCACAGCATTAATTATCAGAAGTTTTACAAGGCGACAATACAGAACAAACAGCTTTCGCAGGCTTTTCTTTCTTGGGAGGGCATTACTGACCTTATCACAAAGATTGTAAACAGTATGTACGCTGGTGCAAACTATGATGAATTTCAAACAATGAAATATATGCTTGCAAAGAACATTCTTAATGGCAGACTTTATCCTGTTACTGTGCCTGCTATCAGCGAAACAAATATGAAGCGTGTAGCAAGTACAATTAAGGGTGTAAGCAACAATTACGAGTTTATGTCAACAAAGTACAATGTTGCAGGTGTAAGCAATTATGCTGATAAAGACAGTCAGTATCTTATTGTAAACAGCAACTTTGACGCTATTATGGATGTTGAAGTTCTTGCTTCTGCGTTCAATATGGACAAAGCAGAATTTACAGGACATAGAGTGCTTGTTGACAGCTTCGGTACAATGGATGTCGAGCGACTTAATAAGTTATTTGCTAACGATAAAACTTATACAGCATTTACCGAAGATGAATTGACAGCGTTGAATGAAATTCCTGCTGTTCTTGTTGATAAGAATTGGTTTATGATTTTTGATAACCTTTACGAATTTACCGAGCAGTATAATGGCGAGGGCTTGTATTGGAATTACTGGTATCATATTTGGAAAACTTTCAGCGTTTCACCATTTGCAAACGCAAGTGTATTTGTTCCAGATGTACCGTCTGTTACAAGCGTTACGATTTCACCGTCTGCTTTAACAACTGTTGCTGGACAGGATGTTCAGCTTTCTGTTGATGTTGTTACTAAAAACTTTGCCCCAAAATCAGTAATTTGGAGTACAGACATTACAGACGGTGTTTCAGTTGACATTTTCGGTAAGGTGTCAATCGGTGCAAGTGTTGCAAAAGACACAACTATTACTGTTACAGCTACCTCTACTTTTGATAAGACCAAAACAGGTACAGCTACTATAACAGTAGAATAAAAAATTATTGAAGTGAAAACAGTTAAACTGTTTGGGTAAGGGTGGGTAAAAATATGAAAGGGGGATAATAATGTATATAAATCCTAACACCACGATAAAAATATTACATAATGTGCCCTTAGATGTTACACACGAACATACTATTTATTTTGCTAACAGGTCAGCTCAAAGTAGTTACTTTAGTGGGTTAGCTAAATATACTTTTGAAGAACAAACATATCAGCGTGTTAAGCGCGGGTATATTCGTGTAGCGAAAAATGCTGAAAGTCTTTATGACTGTAATTATTTAATGTTCCAAAATTCTGCATTCGGTAGTAAATGGTTTTATGCTTTCATTAAATCAGTTGAGTATATTAACAACGGTGTTTCAGAAATTGAGTTTGAAATTGATGTAATGCAAACTTGGTTTTTTGACTATGAGTTACAAGAATGCTTTGTTGAACGAGAACACTCCGCAACTGATGTCGCAGGCGAGCATACCTTAGACGAAAATTTGGAACTCGGAGATTACATTGTACAGCAACATAAAAAAGCAGGTGTTTCAGCCGAATTAGGTATAATTGCTGAAAGCACAGTCGGGCCAGATTATCAAGACGGCACATATGGGGCTTACACAATGAATAATAAAGAAGTACCAACAGGGCTAACACCTATGCATTTTCCATACGCAACTAATTTTATAGACTGGGTAAATGGGCGTGGAATTGCAGGCAATATTACCGACCAATCGCAAATAGAGGACAATCGTGCAAAAGCACAAAAGGCTATTATTGACCTACGCATTGGTGTCGCCCTTAGTAACCTTACTGCCGAAAAGCGTGTAGTTACTATTGAGTTCAATCTGGACAGTATTGGTAGTTATGTTCCACGCAACAAAAAATTATTAACATCACCTTATATGACACTTTATGTTACTAATTTAAGTGGTGATAGTGCAGAATATCCGTTAGAATATTTTGTTAACCGTCAGCCCTCTTTTTATCTTCTATTAGACAGTTATCTCAACTCACCGTCTATGCTTTACCCAATTAATTACAAGGGTATGAGTGAAAATAAAGAAGAATTTATTTCTTTAGACACTTCGCTTTTTTTACCAACATCAACCGATATGTACACTCAATGGCTGGCACAAGCAAAAGCAAGTGTACCTGCTATCGTGACACAAGGGGGAAATACCGCAGGTATGATGACCGCTCTTACTGGTGACGCCATAATAGGGCTTGCGGCAGGTGGTGTTTCAATCCTAAATGGTATTAAAGATTTAATGGCACAGAAGAAACAGGCTGAATTACAACCGCCACAGGCAAAATCTAACGCAACAGGAAACACAATGTATTGGAACGATATGATAGATTTTTTCATTATGATAAAAACTATCAGACCTGAAATTGCTAAAAGTATTGACGATTATTTTTCTCGTTTTGGATATGCTACTAATAGAAATAAAGTACCTAATACTGATGTACGCCCACACTGGTGTTATACTAAAACAGCAGGATGTACAATAAAAGGCTCAATTCCTGCTGACGATATGCGTAAAATTTGTTCTATTTACGATAAGGGTATAACCTTTTGGAAAAAAGGTGACGAAGTGGGTAATTATAACTTAGACAATACAGTATAAAGGAGTGATAAATTTTGGGAAGAATTAAAAATCGCCAATTTTGGGAAAGTGCTTCAATGAATAATGCTACATTTATACAGTATTATAATCGGCTCTTGGAGTTGTCTGTATCTATGTTTGAATGGAAAAATCTACCGCCTACTATTGATGTAAGATTTTTAGAGTTAGCATTATTTTCTGACGGTATGGCTGTTTTCTTTAAGGATGATGTTCTTGGATGTTTAGCTTTACGCACTATGATTGGTGGTACTTTTAATGTTTATCAAATACCAAACATTAGAACAGCTTACGCTTCAAATGGTTACAATAAAATTTTAAATGAAACAGACAGCATTATTATCTTTAACAATTTAATTCATACTAACAGTATGCTGGATATTGAAATGTTCGCAAGAAGATTATACAATATTGACAGAATTATTGATGTTAATGTTAATGCACAAAAAACACCTATATTAATTACTTGTGCCGAAAGTCAGCGTTTAACTATGAAGAATTTATATATGAAATATGACGGCAACGAGCCTATTATTTATGGTGACAAAAATTTAAGTCCTAATTCACTTAAAGTACTTAAAACAGACGCACCTTATATGTGTGATAAATTATCAGATTTAAAGGCAAGAATTTGGAATGAAGCCTTGACATATTTAGGTATTTCAAATATTAATACAGTTAAAAAAGAAAGAATGATAACTGACGAAGTTATAAGAAATCAAGGCGGTACTATCGCAAGCAGATATTCAAGACTTGAAGCAAGACGGCAAGCCTGCAAACAAATTAATGAAATGTTTGGGCTAAATATTTGGTGCGATTATCGTGAAGATTACCAATCAATAAATAATGAAGCAAATGACACAATTAAGGGCGAGCCTAATTCTGACGGTGAGGGTGGTGCTTTAGACAATGAGTAATTACACAACCGAAGTGAGATTTATATGCGAAAGTGAATATAATAACGAGAGTGCAGGGTTTAATGAAATCAACAAAATTCTCACAACAGTTGCACCTAAAATATTTAACTTTGATTTTCCTATATTTGATGAAGAATATAGGGTTCCACTTGAAGTTAAAATTTTAAGGACATATTACACAAGAGAAATCTGTGAGGAAACTGTTGGGTTATGGAAATTGCGTTTACAAACTAAACTGTGCAACATTATGCCGTATTATAATCAACTCTATAAATCTGCATTAATGGAATTTGATGTGTTTACTGACATTAATTATACAGAAGTTACTGACGGTCTTTCTCTTAATAACTTAAAGAAAATAATTGATTTTCAAAATTTAGGCGGAATAGATACTAACACTTATACAAAAAATGGTAAAGAAAAAAGTACAACAAATTATAATGGTGGTAGTTCAAACACTACAAGCTATGAGGGCAAAGAAACTAATTCTACGGACTATAAGGGTACTGAAAAAGATGTTTCTACAACTACTGGTAGCACAGATAAAACACCACCTACAAAAATTACAACTAAAAGTGATACCCCACAGGGCGGGTTGGATGGTCTTATTTCAGAAGATTATTTGACCTATGCTCAAAAAGAAACTTATACCACAAATGAAGTAGAAACTTATAACAATATTACAAATGATACAGAAAAAAGTTTTACTGGAAGAAATGACACACGCACAACGCAATTTGAAAATAGAAAAGATGTTAATACTCAACAATTTTCAAACAGAAATGATGTTAATACATTAGAATTTGACAATCGTTATGACAGTGTTACACAAGAGAAACTAAGTAAAAATAAAACTGATGAAAAAAATGAGGGCTGGAATAAGAATGACAATACTTTAACTGTTAAAGGTAAAAGAAATAATTTGACATATGCTGAAATGTTACAGAAGTACAGAGAAACATTTATTAACATTGATAAAATGATAATAGACGAATTATCTGATTTATTTTTTAATTTATGGTAGGTGATATAATGCACGCAGATTTTATTCCGAAATTAGACGGTTATTCTAATCAACATAGGTTTATGTTTTGGTGTCAAAAAGTGCTACCTCTTGTATATGATGATAGCTTGTCATATTACGAACTTCTTGACAAGGTTGTCAATTATCTGAACAACGCTATCAAAGATATTTCAACAGCAGAGGAAAATATAGGTAAATTGTACCTTGCTTTTACTCAACTCCAAACCTATGTAAACGAATACTTTGACAACTTGGATGTGAGCGAAGAAATTAACAACATTATCAATCGTATGATTGGTGACGGTAGCTTTCAAGCACTTTTTGGAACAGCTAAAACAGTTAATGATATGCAAAATGCTGTTTATAACACAGGTAGAATTATAACAACCGAGGGCTATTACACCGAGGGTGACGGTGGTAATAATACTTACTTAACCTCTAATGAGAGTATTAATGAAATGTCTATCAAGTCATTAAGAAACGAAAACCTATATTTTACACCTTTAGAAGTTATTAACGCTAAAAAGTTTGATGAAAGTGGTTCAAATGTACAGAATAATGACAGAGGTACAACTACTATTAACATTCTTAAATATGGGTGCAAAAAATTTCCAGCGGAATTAGGTCAATACCCGCCCGACAGTTGGCAAAGTGAAGAGTACGATTGCTCAAATATTCTTAATATTTTGCTTTCGTATGGACTTGCTCTTTATGTACCAAACGGTACTTTTATTTGCAATGAGCCACTTAGCGCTATGGAAATCTCTCTTGACTTGTCTAATAATGCACGATTACTATATGACGGTAATCCGAATGATTACTTTATTGCAATTAACGCTACAACTAGAACAAAGCAATTTATAACATATCGCTCGCATATTACAGGTGGCATAATTGATACTAATTACAAGGTTAAATATTCCGTTTGTGCTAATCGCTGTGTAGGGTTACTTATTAATAATATCATTATTCAGCATTTCTTGAAAGAGGGATTATATTTAGGTAGTATCAAGAGCGATATTCCTGAATATGTAATTGAAACAAGAGTGATTAACTCTACAATTCGTAATTTCAAACAAGGCTCTTTTACGAAATCGGGAAGTAATAAAACTTATCCATACCCTTGGAACACTTATGGTATTTTTTCAGGAGGCACTGACAATTTCTTCAATAATTTAATTATCCAAAATTGCCAAAGAGGCGTATATACTGGCTCTGATGATAAATTTACCAATGTACATATTTGGCAACAGCTTGGTGCATTATATAATACTGAAATATCAAAAGATTACAGCGACTATTTTAAGGAAACATATGCTTTTGTGTTACCACCTAATGCTGTTTGTTCCTTTGCAAACTGCACCATAGATAATATGCGAACTGGTTACTATTTACAAGACTTTGCTAATGTTTCAGAATTTGGAACAATGTATCTGTTTGCACCGTCTGTTATAGATGCCACTGTTATTAATGAAATTGTCGAGGGGTTAAGATATGTAGCGTTTGCAAACAACAAAGACGGTGTTGAGGATGACAACAAGGTTTTCTCTGCTCAATTCCATTCTTTTGGAACGCAATTTACATTACCTATTCAAACATTAGTAACATCTACAATTTACCCTCTTATCAGGCTTGTTCCTAATTCAGTTATTGAACAGCTTAACAGTAATAACTTCCGTACATATATCAAAAGGTGGAATTTTGAGGGATACTATCCACCTGCAAATATGACAAACAAGGTTGAATATGGGTACAATGCAAATCGTATATTACTTAACTTTGACGGCAGTGCAAACAATGTTATTAAAGAAACAACTGACTTAGACACTATTACAAAAATCGGTGCGTTCAGTACAAGAGCAAGTCTTTTAACTAATTACCCTACTGATTTTGCAAGCGGTGATGTTGTTATTCTTAATGTTGGTACAGAAAACAGAGTAGCACAAACTATATATCACCAAAGCTTTTGTGCATATCGTTTTATTTACAATAATAGTGGTGAAATAATACGCACGCCTTGGCGAAAAACATATCAGTTACAAAGTGTTAAAATTGGTAAATATCGTGTTGCTTGTCCTACTGAAATAAATGTGTATTCACAGGCTAACCCGACAAGCACAGTTAGGAACACAATTCCGAATGGTACAGAGTTTACGATAATAAGTTATACAACAGCATACGATACAGACTGGGGCTTGTACAGAAATGAGTCAAATCTTAACTGCTTTGTTGATTTATCATATTGTAAATTTGTAGAGTAAAAATTTAAGCACTGAACAGTGAAAACTATAACGATGTTCAGTGCTTGTTTTTATACTGCGGTCGGTGCAAATGAGAACGAGCAAAAGAAATTAATAGAGCT